TTTAGAATCACAGGCCGGTAAGTATATAGGAAAAGATAAGAAATGGCACTCAGGAAAATATTTATTTACTATTGACTTTGCTCACCCAGAGGCTAACATACTTGACACTGATCATTCGGAGATCCCGCACGAGCATAAGTGCGCTCACATTATTGCCTTAGATGATGGCAATTTTGCAGCACAGCCAAACAATAGATGTATATGGGACATACCATCTTTCACCGTGAAAGATAATACACCTGATTGGAAAGTGCAGACCTCTGAGTGGAATGTAGAGGATAGTAGAGCATGGCGGACAGAAGACACCGACAAGTTCTTTTATGAAATAGAGGAAAAGAAAAATGATTGATAAAATTAAAAAAGTATTAACTTGGATATACAATAAAGTTAAAGTCGTTGTTGTTTGGGTTTACAAAAAGATTAAATCTTTATTTATACCAAAAGCACAGTAATGATTGGAGGTTGTTATGGACTACAGGTTCACAGCAATACTTATAATTTTGTTATGTTTACTGGCGATTTTTGTACGGCCACCACAGCCGTTGCAAGTTGATCCAAAAGATTATATAATCCCGATACCAAAACCAAAACATGAGTAAGAAACCTTTAACAATATCTGAATCCGCTGCTGTGCAGATGCCGATGAAGACGGTTGCCAGTCTGATAATTATCGTCGCCCTCGGCACGATGGGCTATTTCCAGATGGTTGAACGGCTAAACATTGCTGACACCAAGATTAAGATAATGGAACAGGATGTCGAGCAGAACACAGAATTTAGAATCAAGTGGCCACGTGGACAGATGGGTTCACTGCCCGCGGATTCTGAGCAGTACATGATGTTGGAGGATTTGTACAAGACTACCGATCGTATCAACAAACATATCGAGGATATGGCTTTAAATAAGGTCAACATAGAATTCTTGACAAAACAAATGGATAAGGTTTTAAAAGATATAGAGAAATTAAAAGATCAAAATAGGGA